TATCCTTTCAAGGCAATCATTGGGATTGGGGCATGGCTGCGACGAACTCTGTCCACGAAAGTGGCAGAGTGTCCGGCAGGCCGTAACGGTTCTTGGCAAGGAAGGCGGGACGCTCTTCGGTGTGCATAACGCGCGCACCGGACCCGAGCGCCCGGGTCACCTTCTTGTTGAAGCCGACATCGGATTTGGCGACCGAGATCTGGTAGTTGGCAAACAGCACCACATCAGAATGCTCCTGCAGCAGCGCAGAGGCGCGGGTCTGCAGCTTGATCACATACCGGTCGTAAGGCTCATGCTCGGGGCTATCGAACCGCTTGATGTCGGTATGGGCGATCTGGATGACCACCATGCCTTTGCGGTCACGCAGCGCGTTCAGCTTATCGAGGTATTCGCGCCAAATGGTCAGCGCTTCTGCGAAGCCCTTGCCAAAGCCCGGAGTTTCGATCGACTGCCAACCATTGCGTTTGCACGCCTCAGCCCAGATCAGCGGCTCCAGCCAGTCGACGCTATCAACGACGACCGTGCCGTAGTCGTGATCTTCCTCCAGCAAGGCGTCGAGCGCTTGTGCAACTTCGGCATAACTCGTCGCCAACGGAAAATGCGGGACCTGCAGCTTGCCAAGACCATCCTCGGTCATGATGAACACCGGCGCGCCCGCGTCAGCGGCAAAAGTGGATTTACCCACTCCGGCAACCCCGTGGATCAGGATGCGCGGCGGCTGGAGCACCGAACTGGTGCGCAGAGATGCGAGAGAAATAGCCATCAGCGTATATCCCCTTGGTAATCTGCGATGGGATCGCTGACGTAGATGGCCAGAAGCGGCGTTCCGTCGGCGTGTGTACCGGCGTCCTCGATCTGGTAGTTGCGGTGCTGCTCAAAGACCTCGGTCAATTCCCAGCGGCGATAGAGCCCCGGAAGCCGTTTCAGGTCCTCAAGCGGCAAGTCGGCATCATGTTTCATGCGTGTCGTCTTTCCGTTTGAGTTGGGACGCGCGGTTGCGTCTGAATGGGAAAAGCCAACGGCCTGAACCGAATGGGACATCGGATCAGTTGATTTTTTCCAAGGCATCGCGGAGGCGCTTCATGGCGCGCTGGAAGCGTTTGCGTGCCGCCTCCATTGGGATGCCGAGTTCGGCCGCAGCCTCAGCTTGCGTGAAGCCGTCTATCGCCACGCGGATCACGAGCGCGGCATCGGCTCCGATGAGTTCGACTAGGTCCTTGCGGAACAATGTTTGACTGCCCACGGCCGGCGCGTCGCTGAGGCTGCTTTCGCGAGTAGTGCGGTATTCTTCGGCGATTTCGCGTTCCCACAGCGCTTCACGCTGCCGCGCGCGGATCATGTCGCGTTCAATATTGCGCTGGATGGTCGCCGCAATCCACGTGACCCGCTGGAGGTCCAAACCACGGATAGCGGTGGTTGCCCGAGCGAGCACCTCCGACGTGATATCGTCAACAGTGCCGAGTCGGCGCGACAATGTTCTGCGTCGTACAGCATCAAATGCCGGCCACAGCGCCAACAGCATGACCGTCAAGGCAGTGTCGGCCGCTACTCCCTCACCCTGTGAAACAGCGACCAAGCCGGTCAGCAGCACATTCTTGCGATCTGATGGAGCCTTGCCGTGGTGCAAGAAATCCAGCAGTGCCGCAGGGTCTCTGTAAGGCGCAAGCGTCTTGCTCGAGCCACGGATGAATTCAAAGTTGCGTTGAAATTCCAGCGTGCTGGAAGAACGGACGAGGTGATCACGGATTCCGTGCCACGTTGAGGTCATTGGACGCCTGCCTGACGGCCGGGCGTCCAGCGCCTCCTAGTGGCCAAGTCAGGGCGTCATGCACCTCTGTGATTTCGGGAGAGTTGGGAGCGCGCGCTACCGTGCGCTCACTGAATCGTGTAATTCAAAGTTCCACAGCCACGGCATGTTGCGGCCACCGGGAACCCGACCAGGTATTCATGTCCTCTGGAAAAACGAACGTGCATTTGCTTTTCGAGCCGCACGCCAAGTACTTTACCGCAGCTGGCACAGTGCCATGCATCTTTGTTCCAGCCAGCATTGGCTTGGGAATGCGGCCCAAAGGCGCTCTTTGCCGAGGCATTGCCTGGCGTTTGGCTGGCACTTTCGAAAACTGCGCTGCGCTTCTTATCAGAGCGTTGCGGATAGTTCGTTACAGGACCACCAAAGTGGTGGCCCCTCTCAACTTTAAGGCGATTTTCTTTCTGCTCCACGGCCTGTCTCCATATTGTGATGAGCTGGAACGTGGAGGAAGATAGGACCTGAAGAAACGTGCGTGCACAGCACAATGTACTACGCCGACATGAGGCAGCACGGTCTCAGTGGAAACAGTACAGCGCAACACCTCCACGGAAAGTGTGCAGTCTCCGTCGGAGAGTGCACACTCTAAGGAGTCAAACGAATACCTTGTTCTTTTGCAAAAGCGCGAAGCCAAGTCTCAACGGTGCGTTGTTCTCGGTCGTTACCTTCGTCGCTCAGCCTCTGACAAAAGGCTTTAGCCGCCTGCGCCGCGCTCGGAAAATCCCGATATTCGGCAGCATACCATTGGATAACTTTTGCCTTTACATTACGGTTTTTATGGTGCCGCACATCATTGCGCGCGGCCGCTTCTTCTTTCCGGCGCGCGGCCTCCGCGGCAGACATTTCGATCTTAATAGAGTCCTTTATTTCTTCAATTCGTAACTTTTCAACTTCACCCTGCTTCTCTTTTATCTCTTCGATCCTTTTTTCATATCTATCTGATATATCGGATCGAACCATTTTTGTTTCGCCGCGAGAAACACAATCGAGCGCTTCCAACAGGATTTCGGCTATTCGCAAACGATCGTGGGGGGAGACTTCGCCAGATGGCTTCTTCTCGTATTCATGCGTCTCTAAATTATACTTGAAATCACGCCTTCGCACCAAATCTTCAAAAAGAGACAAAGCGAGACATCCAAAATATTCAAACTCTTGGATATTTTCGATATCCACAGTCGACGGATCAAAAAACTGTTCCAGCGCATCATCCAACGCATCTAAATCCGATATCGTATCCTTATCTCGAATGTCATAATGATCAAAAGCTTCAGGACGGAATGCATTAAATCGACCATCCTCGGCATATTCGATTAAGTCGTGCCGTCCCTCTTGTTCAATTAGGCGGACAGCTTCGTCGCGCTCGTTGTCAAAATAACAATCAAGAATCGCATCTGCATCACACAAGATGGCAGAAATTTCGTCCGACGACCTACCGCGCACCAATGCCCTTGCGCGCCAAAGTATGCTCTGTGCGCTGCCCGAATAAGACCAGTACTGAAGTCGATCCTTTAGCGGATCAAAAAATTTAAAGGTGCTTATCATGCACTCATCTCCGTTCTGGTCTACAAATCCCACTCATTTACGAACCGCAACCATCCAGCCAACTGCTAGGTGACCCCACTCGGCATCCTAAGTGCATGCCGGTCGCGGTTCCAAGTTCGTTTTTTCGTTGATCGAGCATCTTTTTGTAGCCTTTGTCCCATCCCGGCGTCCCCCACGGCTTTTCCGTTTCAGACCCTGCAATCTTTTGGCGGGCAAGTAACGGAGACCACGATGAAGCGCCCCAATCCCCTGCCGCCCGACCAGATGACGCAAATAGAACGTCGTGCTGAACTTTGCGCGATCCTGGCGCTTGGGCTCGTGCGCCTCCACCAGCGCGAAACACCTCAACTATCTGACCAATATGGAGAAAGTTCGCTACACAACTCAGCCGGTCAGAGCATTCATGCAACTCCAACTCACCGGAGAACAGCATGACAAACCACGATCCTATTCCCGCGCGCCTCGCCGCGCTGAAATCCACGCCCACAAAGGACCTGAAGCAACAATGGCGCGACCTGTTCGACAGCGAGCCACCACCATTCAACCGCCGGTATCTTGAATCCCGCCTCGCGTACCGCATTCAGGAACTGGCCTATGGTGGCCTGAAACCGGAAACCGTCCGGCGACTGGAGCGCCTGGGCGAACAGCTTGATGGCGGCGATCGGAAGAAGTCAGGCATGCGCGCTGATCGTGATCGCCCGATAACAGGCACGCGGCTGCTCCGCGAATGGCAGGGCGTCGAGCACGTTGTGACCGTCACTGCGGACGGTTTTGAGTGGCAAGGGCGGCCTTACAAGTCACTGTCGGCCATTGCCCGCGCCATCACGGGTACCCGATGGAATGGCTGGGTGTTCTTTGGACTGAAGTCGCGGAGGCGCACATGACCAAGCCGATCATCCGAAAACTGCGGTGCGCCGTATACACGCGCAAAAGCAACGAGGCCGGGCTGGAGCAAGAGTTCAACAGCCTGCATGCGCAGCGCGAGGCTTGCGAGGCCTATATCGCTAGCCAACGCTCAGAGGGGTGGGTTTTGGTGCGCGATCAATATGACGACGGCGGCATTTCCGGCGGCACGCTGGACCGCCCTGCCCTCCAGCAGCTCATGCAGGATGTCGAGGACGGCCTGATCGACGTCATCGTGGTCTACAAGATCGACCGTCTCAGCCGGTCGCTGGCCGATTTCGCCAAACTGGTCGAGGTGTTCGATGAGCACGGCGTGACATTCGTCTCCGTCACACAGCAATTCAACACCACGACTTCGATGGGTCGGTTGACCCTGAATATCCTGCTCAGCTTTGCCCAGTTCGAGCGCGAGGTGACGGCCGAGCGGATCCGTGACAAATTCCAGGCCTCAAAGGCCAAGGGCATGTGGATGGGTGGCAATGTGCCTCTCGGTTATGACGCGAAAGACCGTAAGCTTGTCATCAACGACACGGAAGCAGCCGATGTCCGGTTTGTTTTTGAGCGATTCACGCAGGTGGGCTCCGGCACTGTTCTGGCGCAGGAGCTGAAAAAAGCCGGGATCACCACGAAAAAGGGCAAGCCCATCGACAAGAAGCATATCTACCGGATGCTCAATAACCGGCACTACCTCGGTGAAATCGTCCACAAGGACAAGACCTACCCAGGATTGCACGAGCCGATCATTCCCAAAGACCTCTGGGACAAGGTGCACAGCATTCTGTCCGAAAGTCCCCGCAAGCGCGCCGCCCGCACCCGGGCCGAGACGCCAGCGCTGTTGAAGGGATTACTATTTGGTCCCGATGGAGCCGCGTTCTCGCCGACCCATACACGCAAAGGGGACAAGCTCTATCGCTACTATGTCAGCCAGACCGTGCTCATGCATGGCGCCGGGGCCTGCCCTGTCGGTCGCGTGCCGGCCGGCGAGATCGAGGCGGCCGTCATTGAACAGCTACGCGCAGTCTTCCGTCAGCCAGAGATCGTCGCGGGAACATGGAAGGCGGCGCGCGCCCACACCGACGGCGTCACCGAGGCCGATGCGCGGACGGCACTGCAACAGGTTGATCCGCTTTGGGACGAATTGTTCCCCTCCGAACAGGCGCGCATCGTCGCGCTGTTGGTGGAGCGGGTCGACATCAGCACCGGTGGCCTGAACGTCCGGCTTCGTATCGATGGCCTCAGCGGCCTCGCGCGTGAAATATTGGGCGGCGGGGTTGGAGAAGCAGCGTGACCGGCGGCGCAGCGATACCCGACACGGTGACGCTCAATGTCCCGTTCCGCGTTGTGAAGCGCGGCGGACGAAAGGAAATGCGACTGCCAGATGGTGCGGCCGAGCCACGGCGGTCAGACAACACCTTGGTCAAGGCACTGGCACGCGCCTTCCGTTGGAAGCGCATACTGGAGACAGGCGAGTTCGCCACCATCGCCGAACTGGCCGAGCATGAGCGCATGGCGCCCTCGTATATGACCCGCGTCATGCGGCTGACCCTGCTTGCGCCCGACATCGTCGAGGCCATCCTGGACGGGAAGCAGGGGCCGGAGGTGACGCTGGGGCGGTTGTTGGAGCCGTTACCGTCGGAGTGGCTAGCACAGCGGCACGTCCTCGCCTGATCAACGCAAACGGCCCGTTGCAAACATGCGGCGCTGGCAAAGGTCCTGCCGCAGCCCGGCACATCACAAAATCGCTCGCCGAAGCAAACGGTTACTGCTTAGATAGCGTCTAATTACGAGGCCTCTAATACCCTCCGCCGATCGTTCTCAAATTCTGTCGCGATTACGAGTGAGACAGCATTTAGGGACGTGTCCGGACTTCCTGACCTTTGTTCATAAGCGCGCGCGCCAAGTACGTATTGCCGGCTTTCAAGTAATCATTTGAGCAAGTCGTGTTCTTACGGCGAAACCTCACGTGTCGCTTAGGCGTAGAGAGAGAGAGAGCCATTTCAGCCAGGAACAAAGCTCAGGAAGGTGTTCCCGAATTGCGTCGCGTCAAGAAGCCAAATCTCGCGCCCGTGTCTGGCATATTCCACCCCGGAGTTTCGCAAGAATTTTTCCAGCTTTTCGCCATCTGCGTAGACGAGTTCCAGCGCTACGATACAGGATTCTCCCTCGGCCAAAACCGGCGCGGGTATGGGCCCGTTGCGCGCTTCAATCGCAGTGCGTGTCAGAAGCCTAAGCTCGCCGTTGGCTGTCATAAAGGCAAGGCCACCATCGCATTGACGCGGGGTACCGTAGAGGCGAGAAAACTTGGTGGTCAATGACTCCAAATCCTTGTCTTGTGCCAGTATGAACGCCCCCGCGTAGCCATGGACAGTATTGGGATGATCAAGCCATGCGGGCACGTAAATAAGGTCAGGCCGGTGCTGTTGGCACAAGAAGAACGACAGCCGCGGGAAGGCAGCATCGGGCAACAGGGCAAGCGTTGTCTTGGTACGCCCCTTGCTGCCGTCTGGGAGCGTCACATCGCGGCCAAACTCCAAATGGCCACTGACCTGCAACCCGACGCGCTCCGCTTGGGCGGCATCGCGAACGGAATCGGTGCTATGCAGCGCTGTCAGCGCGATACCTTCACGCTTTTCTAGATGTGCGTACACGTGCCGCCCGAAGCGGAAATCGCCAGCGGGCTTGTCGTCTAAGAGGTGTTCGTCATAGATGCCTATGATTTCCAACAAACAGCCCCGGAACATCGCAAGGCTTGTGCTTGTGCCCCATGGGTGCAGGCCGACAGGCGTCATGTTGAACCCAATCGAGATCAACCGGTCGCGCAACGCCGTTATATCGCGCACGGCGATCAATGGATGGTCTATGCCGAAGGCAGCCGTCATTAGATCATTCCCTTGGCTGTCGAAACGATATCTGCGCGGCACCGACAAGCCGGGCCTTTGCACCGACGACCACGGTTCGCGGCGCGACGTCGGTCACGACGATGGCACCTGCCGCCACATTAGCCCCTGCCCCGACGGTGATATTGCCGAGCACGATGGCACCGGCCCCAATCACGGCACCATCTTCTACCGTCGGGTGCCGCTTTGGGCCGCTTTCTGACAGCGTGCTGCCCAAGGTAACACTGTGCCAGATCGAGACATCCTGACCAACCACACAGGTTTCACCGGCGACAAACCCCACGCCGTGATCAAGCCAGAACCCCGGTCCGATTTGGGCCGCCGGGTGAATATCGGTGGAAAAAGCACGACCAAAGGTCGAACTGACGGCCAAGGCCAGCACCGGATCTCCATTCTGCCAGAGTTGATGGGCGACGCGGTGTGCGATGACGGCATGAACGCCACGCGCGAAGAGAAGGGAGGCCACAGCGCCACCCGGTTCAAAATTCCGGCGTGCGGTTTCCGAGATATCCTGAAGGCTGAGCGCTACAATACCGGGATTTTCGGCGTAGACGCGACGGATCACATCTGTCCGCACCCCGGCAAAAGCTGCCAGAAGGCTCGCTACAAGATCTGCAAAATCGGCATACTTCCGAACCTCGACACCCAGCATTGCGGCTACTTCAGGGTTGTCGTGCAAAAGCGCTTCGGTCTCGGCGACAAGAGTCATCGTTTGGCCTCGCTGCAAAGCGTCAACGGTTTGCCGCTTCGACCAGAGACGCGAAAAAGCGCGCACCGATCGGTAAGATCGCATCGTTAAAATCGAAATGTGGCGAATGAAGCGCACCAAAATCAGACACCGCGCCATTTCCAATCCAAAGGTAGGCGCCGGGAACCTGTTCCAGCATGAAGGCGAAATCCTCTGACGCCATCGAGGGGTTTTGGTCGCTATGCACCGCGCTGTCTCCGGCGATAAGAGAGGCAGCCGCCAAGGCTTTTTGCTGGCTTGCTTGGTGGTTGATGGTCGGCGGATACACAGTTTTGTAGTTCAGGGTGATATCCATACCGTGTTGGGTGCCAATGCCGGCACAGATCTCGCCAATGCGTCTTTCTAAGGTTCTTTTTACGTCCTTGTCGAAAAACCGTGTGCAGCCGCCCAGTCGGACGGTTTGTGGTAGTACGTTGTAGGCATCGCCCGCGTGAATCTGCGTCACACTCAGCACCGCCGGAGACTGTGGGTCAACGGTCCGGGACACGACAGATTGCAGCGCTTCCACCAATTGCCCGGCGGCAAGGATGCTGTCGTTGCATTCATGGGGCATTGCTGCATGGCCGCCCCGGCCAGTGATAACAATGTCGAACGTATCGAACCCCGCCATCTGTGCGCCGGGCCGCACGGAAAATTCGCCCGGCGCCAAGCCGGGCCAGTTGTGCAATGCATAGACCTCATTGACC